TAAAACTATAACATCATGAAAGAGTTTTTCGAAGCACAGTTTAAAATGTTGGACAGAGGTATTGTAGCAACTCCTAGCTCTAGAGAAGATCTAGAATCGTTTGCTAAAGCCAATGGAGGGTCAATGGATATGATTCTAATGCAAATGGCTATCAATTATGGATATAAAATAGCATTAGAGAATGTTCAAGAGGAATTAGAAAAGGAGAATCTAAAATGGCAGAAAGAGATATAAGAGGAACATGGAAAGGAAAAGCGAGAGGAATGGCTAAAAGTTCCTCTCCTTTAATAGGAATGGTTTATGAAGGTCAAGATAAGTTCTTTGGCAAGGAAGTAGTAGGAGTTCTAATCGAGATGTTTGACCAGAATGATGAAGCCATACTAAGAACAAAAGAAGGTAAATTAACCTCAGTAGATAAAAATAGTTTAAAATTAGTTGCTTAATTAAGTAATAGTTCTTATATTTAGGTATCAATAATTAAAAAGATATCTAATATGACAAAAGAACAATTTTTATCAGGCACTCCATTCTACATTGGAGAAAAATCTTACAAAGGAGATTCAACTTTCTATTACGGTGAGGGAGTTATCTCTAAACAAGTAAGATCTTCAATTGATGAGAAAGTAATTCTAGATGACTACCATTGTAATATATCTAAAGTAGGTAGAGTAGGTTTTGAGGGGTTTGCTTTTATAATGAAAAAGAAAGTAGTAGTTAAATATAAATTTGAAGATTTGGTAGAATTTAAAGAGGAGGCTTAGGCCTCTTTTTTTTTCTTGAGGTCAAGGTGACAGCAAGGTGAGGTCAAGGTGAGAGAAAGTTGATAGTATGATTCCCTCAAACGGGTAGCACCTCGGGTTCACGCGCCACATATAGATTTAATTCTCTGATGAAAAATTGAGGTATGGGGGTATATATTTATATACTATTAAAAAATACGATGTAGTTATGCCTATCCCTGAAGAATAAAATTCTCTAGAAATAGCCAAAGTGTTCTCGTATTATGCGGTTTCGTTAAAGGAGCACCTAGACTACTACACTTACTATATGTAAGCAGGTTTCCTCAATCACCTTCAGGTATCCACCACGTCTTTAAAAGTTGCTTCTCTCCAAGCAGGGTACCACCTATACACCCCATCCCAATTTATTTCCAGTATGTCAAATAACTAATATATATTGAGTCGAAGACCGAGCATGAGAAATGCTCTGCTTTTCTGTTTGCGATACTTCCTATTGCTTATATCAATATAGAAAAAAGGTTTTCATTTTCCAACTCTACTTTTTAGGTATTTTTCCAGAAATCCATAGGAAAAAATTTTGGAAATTTTTTGTATATAGAAAGTATATATATTTATATGAAATGGCATTAATGAAAAAAATAGACAAAGCCACCCTTTTTAGCATTTTTGAAGTAGGTGATGAGGAAGTATACAAGGAGAATGGAGTAGAGGATATTCTACATGATTCCTATGTACTCTTTGGTATGGTTGTAAGAGGGGTGGAGAATTACTACATCATGGAACAGATGTATGTAAACAAGTACGGAGAAACCTTTACCTCCGTAAGAGAATCTATCAAGTTAAAGTACTTTATAGGTCTTATGAGATACCTTGAGAGAATTGATATTTCACAGGGAGAGACGCTTTATGAACTTAAGGATGTTTTTGGTGAACAAGCTATTGAATATGCAATGAAGGAAATGGTAGATTTCTTTGAAAATTTAGAAATGTACGAACATTGCGCCCTTCTTATGAAGTATTATAGGCTATTTTTTCCTAAAAGTAGTTGGAAAATCCAAGAATAGTTCCTATATTACTTAAATATAAATCAATTAGTTATGACCTTACAATTATTACTCCATTACAGTACATGGTACCTTATTATTGGGTTCATCTCAGCTTGGATCATTAACCAGTTTATTAAACTAGCCAATCAAGAACCTTATACGGGGCCGGAGATTTTTTTCGCAATTCTCCTCTGGCCATTAAATGTAGCTGTTTTTATAGGCGGGATTATTTACTCTTTTTTTGAATAGTTATGAATTATAAGAAAATCAACTATAAACAAGCCCTTGAGCTTGAAAATAAAGGAGATATAACCCTTGTGGATGTATCTCTCAATCAATTACCACCCATTGATAATGAATATGGGCAATCTTGGAAAAATAATTTTGATCGATTATTAACCAAAGCCCCTCATATATCTCCGGATAAAATACTGGATTTCTTTTCGGCAAAATACATGACCGAACTCATTACTAATACCTCAGATAATGAAGTTACCTGGAGATTATTATACGGAATTGAAAATAAGCAGATTCATGAAAGAACAAAAGATAATATTGAGTATGTGTATATTCTTGTAAATGCCGGGTATCCAAATCTGGTTAAGATTGGAATGACCATAACAGATGTCCCAAGGAGAGTTACCGGGATAAACAATGCAGGTACAGTACATGAATGGTCTGCTAGATTTGCCATTCCGGTTGAGAGAGGAAGTGCTATAAAAATAGAAAAACAAGTTCATAGGGCTTTAGCCTCTTTAAGGGTTTCTTCGGATAAAGGAAAGGTAAGGGAGTTTTTTAATATGGATCCTCTTTCGGCTTTTGATAAAGTAAGAGAGGTAGGGTCATCATTCATGGTAGGAAATCCGATTATTTTTTAGTACCTTAGTAAATTGTATGGGGATAGTTAAAGAAATAGGGTGGGGTATATATAGGAATGCGCGGCGATTCTTCCAACCTTTTTACACCCCTCTCAACAGGAGTTGTTTCCCAAAAATAAATTTCATAACTTCTTCATATAATAAAACAATATTTAAAATAATTAATAATAAAAATTTAATAAATCAAATAAATAAAATGAGAAACAAAGACGTAGTTCAAATTAAATTAGAACGATTAGAAGCAGAAGTTAAAAATATAGGTTATAATATTCATAAGGGAGATAGAGATACTGCTTATGAAAAAGTATCAACTGTCTTAGATGCTATTGGAGATATTCGTACATTACTTAATACCGAACACCAAGACTAATGAATCTTTCGGCAGAACAAATTCAAGCAAATTGGGAAAAGCATCTTAAAATAGTAGATACTTTTATAACCGGTGATAGAAAAAATAGATTAAAAGATCTATATATTGTCCTGGCAGAAGAAATGATCATGGCTCCTGCTTCGGGTAAACCTTCCTACCACAATGCTTTTCCTGGAGGGTATATTGATCATGTCAATCGCGTGGTTCATTGTGCTTTAAAGACTAAAGCTCTTTGGGAGGAAATGGGAACAACTATTGATTTTACTGATGAAGAATTAGTTTTCTCTGCTCTTAATCATGACTTAGGTAAAATAGGGTTCAAAGGACAACCTAATTATTTACCTCAGACCGATCAATGGAGAAAAGATAAATTAGGAGAAATTTATACTCACAACTCAGAATTACCTTTTATGTTAATTCAAGATAGATCTCTATTTATTCTTCAGAAGAATAGAATTGAAATGTCTGAGAATGAATTTCTTGCTATTAAGTTACATGATGGATTATACGATGATGTAAATAAACCATACTATATCACCTTTAATCCAGATTCAAAATTAAGAACTAACTTACCGTATATCCTACATCAAGCAGATTTCTTAGCTTCTAAGATAGAATACGATAGATGGAAAAATACACAACCTGCTCCTGCTCAAACCCCAGTTAAAACAAGAACTACTACAGGAAAACCAGCGGTAAGTTCTCCAGGATTAGCAGCAGTATTAAAAAATATTTAGTATGGTATATGCACTTTTAATTTTAGTAATCTTAGTTTGTGGTTACGTAATTTGGAATTTGAATAACAAACTAACAAAAGCAGAAGATATTATCGAGGAACAAATCGACTATCTAAGAAAGGTTTCGCTAACAATACAAGAATCAAATTTATATGTTAATCAATTAGACGAGAAAGGACACTTTAGAGCCGACGACGAAATTGGAACCTTTTTTAATTTCATGAAAGAAATCCAAGACTTAATAAACTCTTTCCGTCTTCCACAAGGATATGGAAAAGAAACCAGCAAATAGTAACTACTATTTTACACAAGAAACAGAGGATGCAATAATACTTTATAATGCGTCCTCTGATCCTGTTTTCCGAAGCAGGCTATTCTCTAAAGAATTATACTACCCTTTTTATAAGATGATTGAGAATATCATTCATACTTTTAAATTCTATTACATGGATGTAGAAAGTGTTGAAGATCTCAAGCATGAAGTAATGGCAGTTATAGTTGAAGAGAAACTAGGAGGATTTAACCCTGAGAATGGAGCAAAAGCATTCTCTTACTTCCAGACTATTATTAAGAGATGGTTAATCCAATATAACAATAATAACTACAAGAAATTAAAACAAGTAGGATCTTTTGATGAAATCCACGATTCATATGAAAGCAGTATAGAAGATCTTAACACAAAGAAGATTCCTATCTCAACTCTTGTAGATACTTTTGTAGAGGATTGTTATGCAGATTTTGATGAGTTATTTCCTAAAGAACAAGATAAACCGGTTGCAGATGCAGTACTTACCTTATTCAGAACAAGACATGATGTAGAAATCTTTAAAAAGAAAGCACTTTACATTTATATTAGGGAGATGACTGAATGCGAAACTCCAACTTTAACTAGAGTTATCAATAAATTGAGAGATCAATTTATAGCTATGAATAAAAATTACATAGATAAAGGTATTATAGTAGAATATAATCCTGCGTAATATTTATAAAATAAATAGAGTATGGGATTAGAAACAGTAATATTCGGAAAAAAGACAGTATCTGATGTATTAAAGGAAGTTTATGATAACTCCAAAAGAAAGGAATTACAGATTAATGCCCTTATAGGTGAATTAAAACCCTTAGTTAGTGATGTAGGAGATGCAACATTAGTTGTACCTATGATTAAGGAATATCTAGAAGTAGGGGTTAAGAATGATGAGCACCTAATCAAAATGCTTGCTATAGTACAGAGAATGGAAGGAGGAGGAAAAGCTACTGAAACAGATTTCTTTAATCCTGAAGAACTAGCTAGACTAATGGAACAAAGTGAGGAGTTAGGTAAAAAATTAGATGACGAAAAAGAGTAATGGCATACAGTAGTCACATAAAAGCCAGTGGAGTAAAATCTAGATCTGGTGGAAGAGGATCTTCAAAAAGTCCTGCAAGTGTAAATACATATGGAAGAGTTATTCATGTTGTATTATCCCTTGATGATCCATACTGTAAAAGTCCAAGTATGATTAACGGAGTTTACTTTAGAACACCTAAAGTAGCTGCAAATGAATCAGACATAGCTAAATTCCCTTTCGCCTACCAGGGAAGTGCTCAAAATAGGACAATACCCCTTGTTGGGGAAATGGTTACCCTATCGACAGGAGCAGATACAAACAGCCTAACTAATCCTGGAGCTACTAAATTCTACTGGAAAGAAGTTGTTAACTTATGGAATCACCCGCATCATAATGCTGCACCTGATACACTGCAGCCAGATTGGGAAGAAAATTTGTTAAAAGGATTTCCAACACAAGAAAATATAAATCCACTTATTGCAAATCCAGGAGATACTTTAATTGAAGGTAGATTAGGACAATCTATTAGATTCGGAGGAAGTAAAGGAGCTTCTACACTAATAGATGGTAGTAATGACGGGAAACCCCTTGTAATAATCAGCAACGGGCAAGTAAAAACAGATAACGGAAGTGATTTAATTGAGGAAAATATAAATGAAGATTTTAATTCACTTTACTTCCTTTCTGATCATAAAATAACATTAACTCCTGCAAACACTAAAAGAGATTCTTACAACGAAGTACCAACTACCTCAGATCAATTTAAAGGAAATCAAGTAGTTATTAACGGGGGAAGATTATATTTTAATGCAAAAGAAGAAAGTGCATTTATATCAGCAAAACAGTCTATAGGATTAAACGCAAATAACATAAATCTGGACGCAACAGAGTATTTTTGTGTAGATGCTAAGAAAATATACATAGGAGTTAAAGCAAGAACAGCTTCTGCTAGTGTACAGCAACCAGCAGTATTAGGAAAGCAGTTAGAAAACTGGCTAAGCGCATTATTAGATGCTTTAGATTCAGTCGCAACAGCAATGAGTAGCGCTTCTGCTGTAGGAGCAGGACCAGTTACACAGTTAAATACAACAGGACCTATTTTAAAATCAACCGTACAATCATTGAAAACACAGTTTAGAGTGTTTCAATCTAGAAAAGTATTCGTAGAATAATGGCACTTCCACAATTATCAGGTATTATAGCAAGGCAAGTAGGATCTATACAGGGAAAACTTGTGAGTCAAGTACAAGGGCAGGTACTTAGTGTGCTTTCTAAGTTCACAAGCCAATGCCCTAATGTAAAAGAATTAGAAAAGATTATAAAAATAAAGAACAACTTACTAAAGAATATAAATGCTTTAGAAAGGAGAATACAGAAACTAAGAAGTGTTGCAAATAAGTTAGATGCTAGTATAAGAACCGCTAGAGTAGCTATAGAAATTATAAAAAGAATACCAATACCAACAGTTCTTACATTTATACCAGGACAATCAGGAGGTCTCGTTAAAGGGGTGCCGTACTCAACATTAACTAAACTAAGTGATAGATTAATAAAATTAAATAAACTATTAGATGCTTTAGAAGCAGATAAACAAGGGATAATAGGGGTAATAAATACTGTTTCATTAACATTAGGTAATTTAAAAAGAAGACTTGAAGTAATTGATATAGCGATCCAAGGATGTAGTAAAGATTCTACAGCATCAGGACTATCTGAAATAGTAGCATCAGCACAACCGCCACAAAATACAGGATCAGAAGGAACTCCAAATGATGATTACTTATATAAAGGGTATACATTAGAGATTGTACAAGATCCAAATTCACCAAAAATTGCACCAAGAAGATATGCAATTGCAAAAGATAAAGCAGGAATAATAGTACTTTACGGACCATCATCATTCAGTTCAGATACGCAAGTATTACTAGATGAAATTAAATTTAGAATAGATAATCAATTACCATAACATAACTATTTATTAGTATGAAGGCAGACGCATTTAAGAGATTAATAAAAGAAGCAGTAAGAGAAGTACTTAGAGAAGAGTTAGCAGGAACGTTAACTGAAGCACCTATAAAACAAACTCCAAAAGTAACCAAATATGCACCATATGTACCTCCTGTAACTAAACCTAGAGTTTCAACAGGAGATCCAATTATGGATTTACTTGAAGAAACGAAAGCAGGTATGATTGTAGATCCGAATGCAGGATACTATCCGGACATGTCACAACATGTACAAGCACCAGGACTAGGTATGAATCCAGTAATGATGGAGGAAAGTTTTGCAAGACCAGAACCGGGATTGGATATTTCAAATTTTGATTTTGTAAAAAAAGCAGCAGCAGTTTATAATGCATCGGTAGAAAAAGATAAACAGAGATTCGGAGGATAATGGCATTTGAAGTACAGCAAATAAACCCGTTAGATTTACAACCAAGTGTTGGAGTTGGAGTTGGATTACCATTTAGCTCTAACCAGGTATTTAATACTACCTATACAACACAAGAAGCATTAAAGACAAATTTAATAAATTACTTCTTAACCGGAACTTTCGAAAGATATTATAGCCCTAATTTAGGAGCAGGACTACGAGAGATACTCTTCGAACAAATGACAGAAGATAGGACAGTTGAAATAGAATCTAGAGTGAGATCAGGTATTGCAACTTGGTTTCCAAACGTAGAAATACTGCAAATACTTATACAAGAACAGCAAGATATTAATACAATTACTATCTACATAAAGTACAAAGTAAGTATGACAAATATACAAGACCAATTAGTAATTAACTTTCAACAATAATGGCTCAAGATAGAGAAATTAAGTATATAAATAAGGATTTTACAGATTTTAGATCTCAGTTAATTGAATTTACTAAGAACTATTTTCCGAATACCTATAACGACTTCACTCCTACATCACCTGGTATGATGTTTATGGAGATGGCTGCTTATGTAGGAGATGTATTATCTTTTTACCAAGATATGCAACTACAAGAAACATACCTGCAGTATGCTAAAAATCCTGCAAATTTATATAACTTAGCTTATATGATGGGGTATAGGCCAAAAACTACAACAGTAGCAGAGGTTGATATAGAAGTATCTCACATAGTTAATGCATCAGGTTCTAACGCTCAACCAAACTGGTCACAAGCATTACAAATAGCAGCAGGAACCCAACTTAGTTCTAATTCAACAGGACAGGTTAAGTTCTACATAGATAAACCTATTAATTTTTCATTTTCAAGTTCCTACGATCCAACAACAGTAGTAGTAGAGAGTTTAGACGGAAACGGTCAACCAAACCAGTTTAGATTAATTAAAACTGCTAAAGCATTTTCAGGAGAGGTAAGAACAGCTACTGAAACTATTACATCAGTAGAAAAGTTTAAGACAATAACAATTAATGATTCAAATATCATAGGGGTACTATCAATCAGAGATAACAATGGATTAGGAAATACATGGTATGAAGTACCTTTTCTAGGACAGGATACAGTCTTTACAGACACAGTAAACGGAGGTTCAGATAATGGGTTAGTACCTTATAACCTATCACTTCAAAAAGTCCCAAGAAGATTTGTAACAAGATTCAATTCAACAGGTCAACTATTAATACAATTTGGAGCAGGTATAACTGGTCAAGACGATACAATTATTACCCCAGATCCAACCAACGTAGGATTTGGATCAAATCAAGGTATCTCAAGAATTGATTACGCATACGATCCATCAAACTTTCTAAACACTAAAGCATACGGACAAGCACCATTAGGCACTCTACAAATCAGATATTTAGTAGGAGGAGGAGTCTCAGCTAACGTACCAGCAAATAGTATTACAACAGTAGTTAGCGTTAATGCATCAGGAACAGGAACAGGTTTAGCATTTACAAATTTAGCAGCAGCTACAGGAGGAAGAGATGGAGATACGGTTGAGGAAGTAAGACAGAATTCATTAAGATCTTTTAACGAGCAAGGAAGAGCTGTAACATTACAGGATTATACAGTTAGAGCATTATCACTACCATCTAAATATGGGTCAGTAGGGAAGGTTTTTATAACTCAAGATCAACTATCTAATCCAAATTCAACAACAGATAGTATAATCGATAGTAATCCACTATCATTATCCCTATATACTTTAGCTTATAACGGTAATAAAAACCTAACAACAGCAACTGTAAATCTAAAAAATAACCTAAAGACATACCTATCACAGTACATGCTACTCACAGATGCTATTAATATTAAAGATGCGTTTGTAGTTAACATAGGTGTAAATTTTGACATAATTGTACGTCCAAATTACTTAGGTAGTGATACATTACTACAATGTACAACAGCACTGCAGAATTATTTTGACATAACTAAGTGGAATATAAACCAGCCTATAGATGTTTCGAATATCTATACAGTACTGGATCAAGTAAAAGGAGTACAAACAGTACAGAAAGTAGAAATAGTGAATAATGCTGGCGGTGATTATTCAGAGTATGCTTACGATATAAATGGAGCAACAAGAAACAACGTAGTATACCCTTCTTATGATCCTATGATCTTTGAAGTAAAGTTCCCAACAGTAGATATTAAAGGAAGAATAACAACATTATAATATGGCAGTATATAGAATATTCCCGCAACAAGATGCATTTATCTTTAGTGAAACTCCTACCGCAAATGCAGGATTAGATGAAATCCTAGAAGTAGGAGGATATGCAGATATCTCAGGAGAAGGGGAAACAAGTAGAATATTAGTTCAATTTGATTCAACAGAAATTGCAGATGTTGTTACAAACAAGATAGGAAGTAATAACTACAGTGCTTCCTTAGGAATGTACCTTGCAGATGCATACCAAATACCTGTTAATACAGTAATATATACATACCCTATTTACTCTCCAGCAGGATGGGATAACGGTACAGGAAAATACGGAGACGTACCTACAAATACATCAGGAGTTTCTTGGCAATATCAAAAAGCAGGTGAAACAAATGTATGGCCAACATCACTCCCAGCCGGAGTTACCTATTCAACAACAGGATCAAAACCAGGAGGAGGAGCATGGTATACAGTTTCTGGATCAGTAAATTTAGAATTCACACAATCAAACACAATCAAGTCAACTTACGATATCGATATAAATGTAACCGATGCTGTGAAACTATGGAATAATGGATCAATAGGTAATAACGGGTTTATACTAAAACTAAGCAGTAGTTTAGAGTTTAATACAACTTCCTCTATTAGACTAAAATACTTTGGGGCAGATACAAATACTATCTACCCGCCATATTTAGAGTTTAGATGGAATGATACAGTATATAGTACAGGAAGTCTTTCGACATTAAATAATAGTCTTGCTACAATAAAAATCAGCAATAATAAAGGAGAGTACGTAGATACAGGAAAGCAGAGATTTAGAATAGCTGCACAACCAAAATATCCAACTAGAATTTTTAGCACTTCCTCTATATACCTAACCAATTATGCTTTACCTACAGCATCATATTGGGGAATAAAAGATGAAAACACAGAAGAGATGATTGTTGATTTCGATAATACTTTCACAAAAATAAGCTGTGATTCAACAGGACCTTACTTCGATGTGTATATGGATGGGTTGCAACCGGAGAGATATTATCGTATATTAATTAAGTCAACTATAGACGGAAGTACTGTGGTAGTAAACGACAGTAACAACAATATATTTAAGGTAGTAAGAAATGGACAGTAGTATTGAAATAGTAAAGACAGTATTTAGTACTGATAAATTCAATAAAGTAGTAGATACTTCTTTCAAGACATTTACACAACCAGTTCCTGAAGAAGATCCAGATACTCCCGAGGAATTATTTAGATTATACGAGAAACTATACTTTAGTATAGATATAACAGGAGAAACTAATTCACATGAATACTTAATTAAAAAAAGTTCTGAATTAGTAAATTTTGATAGAGTTACAGAAGATATACAACCTCTTTTAGATGAGATTGCTCAATTAAGAGAACAAAATTTAGCACTAAATCAACAGTTAATAGACTTAGAAACAGCTAGCACATAATGGCAGATATTACATATACAGTCAACCAAGACGATCCAAATAGTATACAAGGTTTTGAACAATTCTCAGAAGCTGATAAGAATCTTATTGGTACTTTTGAAGTAAATAACTTATTCGATAGTTTTAAGAATTTAGCAGAACTACATATATTATCTTTATCAGATACATTACTAGAAAGTCATTATAACTATACTAACTATAAACAACTAGGTAATGCTCAATCAGCTGGAAAAAGCGGAGCATCTGTAATAACTATAGACCCTGTTGAAGATTCAAAACTATACGGATATCAATATGGTGGAATAAAATTACTATATCACTTTTTAAATGATCCATATACAACTAAGAAAGAAAGAATACCTTTCTATGTTGAGTCGATATCACCAGATAGAACAGAGGTAAGATTACAGTCATTAGATTTATCAAATGATGATATTAAATCATATACTCAAGCTATAAAAGATAAGTTAGCAAGTCAATCTTATTTTAATGAATTTAGATTGAATTTTGAAAATAACGACTTATTTATCGGGATAAATATTGATGTAATAGAAAGTAACGGTGATAGTTATGTAGCGGTAAAACTATATGAACCATTACCATCAACTTATGACTTAAAATCAATTACATATATTAATGAAGTTATATCTGACTCTGTAGCATTTGAAGTAGATAGTTTAACTACACTTGAAACTACTACAGCACCTACACTGAGATCTCCTAACTTTAACCTAGAAGTATCAGATCAAAGCGTAATCCCAACAGGATATTACTCATATAACGACCTATTTAGCTATCCAGTAAATAATACAAATAGTCAAATATTCTCACTGTATAGTGAAAAAGGAGCAGAGATTAGTATAGACCATACAGACTATAGTGATTTTATTCACTTTTCGTCTGCATATGAGAGGTTAGTCAACTTTAAATACAAATTACAGTTGATAGAAGGGTATTCTTCTAGCTTATCTCAAATAAATACTGCAGCATCTCAATCAGCCGGAACAACAGGAAGTAACACATATTACGATAATCAAATACAAGGAATTTTAGATAATTTCGATCATTACGAAAGATTCTTATACTATGAATCAAGTAGTTATGCTTGGCCAAAATCAAACAGTACTAAACCCTACCTGAACGTAAGTAGCTCAAATAGTAGTGCTATAAGTTGGTATGCAAATCAACTAGCAACAGCTAATGGATATGATTTATCGAATGGGAATATACTAATAAATTCAATTCCAACTTTTTTAAGAGATGATCCAAGTAATGAAAATTACTTAACATTTATCTATATGATTGGACAGCATTTTGATAACTTATGGCTGTATTCAAAAGCAGTAACTGATAAATATGATGCTGATAATAGAACAGATTTTGGTATTTCAAAAGACTTAGTAGCAGAAGCTTTAAAGAATTTTGGAGTAAAAGTATATACATCAAATAAGTCAATTGGAGACTTATTCGATTCTTTTATAGGGCAAGGATATCAATCAGGAAGTGAAGTAATAAATTACTATATAACAGGATCTATCACAGGATCAAATATTCCTGTAGCTAAAGTATCGTACGATGATTATAATAAGGAGGTACAGAAAAGAATATATCATAACTTATCTCACCTCCTAAAAACAAAAGGAACTGAAAGAGGATTAAGAGCATTAATTAACTGTTTTGGGATCTCTTCTGATATATTGAAGATAAAACAATACGGTGGAAGAAATACAAACGAAAGACCTTTCTTCGGAGATTACGAACCATATACAAGTTCATTAGATAAAATCAGATTAGATAATACAGGTAGTATAATCTCAGGAAGTACTCTTTCTAGCTATACCTCTATTGTAAAAAGAGATAGTAGTTATACAGATGACTTACATACAATTGAAGTAGGATTTTCACCGATAGATAATATTGATAATTACATCATATCAAATATAACAGCATCTTTTGATATTGATGATTATATAGGAGATCCGGGAGACTTAACATCAGGAAGCTATTCAGGACTTAGTCAAATTGCTAATAGAGTATTGAGCGGTTCTCTAGGAACTGACAGTCACTATAATTTACAAGACTATGTACGTTTAATTAAGTTCTATGATAATACAATCTTTAAAATGATTAAAGATTTTATTCCTGCTAGAGTTGTTGCGGATACAGGAGTTATTATAAAACCAAACCTACTAAATAGATCGAAAGCTAAATCAGTAACACTATCTGGTTCAAGACCAGAACTTTCAAGTTCAATCGATACTGCATTTATAGAAGGAAACAACGCAGGAACATTTCAAATATCAACAGGACAATCTACCACAGCATATTCAGAGTCAATTCAAACACCAGATGGATTGGCAATCGCTGACTTCCTTCATGGACAAGAACAACCAAGATATAATGGAGAATTCTCAGGAAGTGGAATTACTGTAACAGACGGTAATCTAACTGCAAATAATCCATATACAGTATTAATTAACGGAGCTTATAACTTTACAAATATAAACTACGTTAGTGAATCAATAGTAACATGTCTATTAGCACCAATACAACCTCAAATAGTATATATAACATCATCAACTCAACAATTTAACTCTGATGATTTCTTTAACATAGGTACAATATCAAGCGGACAGTTTATTTTTAGTGCATCAGACGATACAACATCACCGGTATATACTCAAATAACATTCCCACATGCTTTTTCAGGATATCCGCAGTATACTAGTTTCTACCTATGGGCACAAAACCCTGCTATAACATCGGTGGAATGTACACAATCTATTCAATTAATATTTGGAACATGCAGTATTAACGTTAAACCTACAGCTCCAAATACAGTTAGTAGTGTAAATGCTCAAAACCTAGCATCATGGTTTACTATACATCCAGATCAAATAGGATCAGTACAGTATACAGCATCTTGGAATAACGGAGATGATGTAGTAGGAATTCCAAGTTCACAAACAGGAAGTTATATATTTACTCAAGGAGATGGAGTATCTGTATCAATAATAGTAAGAGATCCTAATCTAGGAGATATATGTAAAGCAGTAAAAACAGTTGCTGTAGGAACATTAGAATTAGGGACAGTACAACCACCTGTAAATGGATTTGAATTTAGATATTCTAGTAAGAGATCAGTAACAACAGGAGGAACTGCAGGAGGTGGAATTGGTGGAGGAAGTGGTGCAACAGTCTGCGAACCACAGTATGCATACCCGCCTACTCCAGAACTACCACCACCGCCTATAGTAGGATATGTATGTCCTACAGATAACAGTTACCGGTTCCTAGGGCAACCAACAAACCTTACTAATGTAGAAAATGATCCAAATGTTAATTTAGGAATACCTGGGTTTTTTACAAATGCAAATCAAAACACATTCCCAGCAGCAGGAATGCCAGGAGGTGGTAATGCATCTCAAATTAGATATAGAGTATTTGAAGTATTTGGTAGTCCAGTACAACCTGGTTCAGTCGGAATACCATATCAAGTTAGGTACGCAAAAACAACACCATTTAGGCCAGCTTTATATGAAGAAAGTATCACATTAACTCCAGTTGAACCTATACGAGATTACACAGGTATGAGTCCGTATGCAGGTATACAACCACCACGTCAATGGTTTACTTTTGATGAAGCTAATTCACAATCTGCTAACTTCCTTGGTAATTCAAATCTTGACATGATACGATACGTAACACGTAATCAAAAAATACCTCCGTATAATGGACAACAGGACGTAAGTACAGTAACGGATTACATAAGAACACTTACGAATACAGATCTAGACTCTGGAATTTGGCCACTTACGATGTATAATGCTCCAAGACAGACTAGTGTAATAAATCTTACAGATGGCTCTCAGGTAATAACGGATATCCCGCAAGAACAAAGAGTAAGAGCATACATAATTCAAGCATATAACCCAGGTATTGAAGCCAATCCACAGTATGATGGAATTATGAGACAGGTAGTAGTTTATGGAGAAAAAGCACAACTAAGCCAAGTAGAAGGAACTGGTAATAATGTAAATTTTGTAGATGAATACCTTAAAGTTGATTTTAATTACTCCAGTGGAATTCCAATAGTACAAGCAGGTAGCGTGACAAATCAACCATCATCTATAACACCAGGAGAGACTTGGGTAAAATTCCCTAGAAGATACTTTACACTATAATATACATGACACAAGCAGAATTCATAGCATATGTACAACTACCGGTAAACGTAGTAAACGTTAATATCTGGTATACACAGACTGCACCGTATACAATATTAGGAATTACAATACCTACTTTAGATGCAAATCAAGTAAATATTACTCCATTCCTGGACCAAGTACAAGAACTTACTATACCTATTGAGATAGCAGGAACTCAACAAGATATTACGCTAGTGATTAGTACAAGGGAATTACATTCTACACCAAATGGAAATTTTTACTTCTTCCTAGTAGAACCATATGTAGTAACCAGTATAACATTACCATCCTTTATAGGAATTGACGCATCAGTATCATTTACTCCAGCAATCGATGGTACTATATTTAACGAAAGTCCATACAATATACTACAAGGACTAGCTGAAAATATAAGAAAGTCAAACTATATAATGTTCTCAGATAGGTACAAAGTAGGGACATTAGCATTACCAGCTTACACAGGACCTACCAATATAGATGCACTACTATCAGGATCTGCAGAAAAAGCAGATGTTCAAGATAGTTTATATTCAGATACTGGATGGATTAATGCAAGATATGAAGGAACAAAAACAAGTGATGTAGATTACCAAGTAAATCCTGCAGTATCAGGTAAAATCTTTTCAGCAGCAGAATACCCGTTACTGTATGACACAGCTCAAATAGCTTACCAGGTATCACAAAGTCTAGTAATATATTCAAATTATTTCTATACAGGACTAGGAGATTCTCCAGGATTTAATTCGGATTACATAGATTTTCTAGCAATCTCAGGAAGTAATTATAATCAAGATTCAGATATATTTTATATAAAACATACAACAGGAGGTAATCCTGGGCCGTTACTGCCAGCAGTTGGAGAAACTATCGCATTTCAAAGTACACTAGGTACTACATTAGGAACTGATTTTGAAGTAGTACAAGTAACTGGAGCATTCCTATTTGCTATTTCACCAATAATAGTATACGGACTTGAAGTAACTAGAAGATATGGAGGAACCCCTGATAGTGCAATTACAACACCAATATCCCCTCAAAATAATTGCTCACTATTTACAATACAACCAACACAGTTATACGAATTAACAGGTAATAAGGTAGTGGGATTGAAAAAGGGATTATTATTAGTAGAGGACACAGGTAAATTACTAACAATAGATAGCTACGGATATGTAGTAGCATCTACATAGTTAAGTTTGTAATTAAAATTAAAACACATATATTTATAATTAAACGATATTAAAAATGGGATATTTAAGTAATCAAGTAGTAACAGTTGATGCTATCTTAACAAAAAAAGGAAGAGAATTACTTGCAAGAGGAGATGGTTCTTTTAAAATCACACAATTTGCTTTAGCGGATGATGAAATAGATTATTCATTGTATAACCCAGATCACCCAGAAGGATCTGCATATTATGGAGAAGCAATTGAAGCAATGCCACTACTAGAGGCATTTCCTGATGAAACTCAAATCATGAAATATAAACTTACAACTCTACCAAGAGGTACTGCTAAGTTACCAATTCTTGACTTAGGGTATGCTGCTATTAGATTAAAACAAGGAGCATCATTAGCTATTACTCCACAAACATTAAATTATTTAGGAGCTTCACAAGCATTTGAATCCTCAGGGTATACAGCAACTATTGCAGATGCTAGAGTACTAAACTCCTTTAATGGAGTTGGAGTTAATACACCAGAAGCAACAGCTTTAAACTCAACAACTACCTTAGGAACAAATGTTTCTAAAACAGTAATCGGAACTTCAATTAACTTAACTGCAACAACAGTTAATACATTATTTGGAACAAATACAACATTACAAACAACCATTACAGTAATTGGTAGAGATTCAGGAGCAAGGTTAACAATCCCTGTAACAATCATACAAGTAAATCAATAATAAGATATGTCATTTAAAAGATTAGATCCAGAAGATATTTCAATTAGTGCGGAATCAATTGTAGCACCAGCATGGTCAGGACAGTTAACAACTCTAACAGGTTCAAACAACTTCTATACTTCTTCACAACAAGTAGGTGTAGGAGCCGGTAACTACTACTATAACATCTACCAATCAGACCCTGCAACAACAGGAGCAGACGTACAGTTTTCAATTGCATACGGAAATATTCAAGGAAGTGGATCACAACAAATTAATCCACAGGTAGTTGGATTAACTCCATCCTCAGTAATATATGGACAGTATAGAACTTTAGTAAACGGTGACGAAAATACAAACTTTATATTTGGAAACACAACACCAAACTCAGTCTTTATAATTTCAGTAAACAGATCTAAATACAAAGAAAAACTACTACCAGGTAGTTTTAACTTAACATTAGCAAGTGGAAGTACTGTATTAAAGTTAACCGATAACTCTAAAAGCGTTACTACAATATCTTATGTAGATTCAGGAAGAGTTTACGATATTGTATCAGGCTCAGACGGACTACCGTATTCCGGAACAGGATTTACACCAAACTCAGGTTCTTATGGTAAATTCTTACCAGATGTAGGTACTATTGTACTAAACGGAGATGCATTAAGAGCGACAGCTGCAGGTGGAGGTATAGGATTAACATACACAGAAGCTTCAGGAGTTTCTTCGCAAATAAATCTTAACTTATTCTACAATGTTTTAAAAGCAAGTGGTAGTTTTAAACTACAATCTGAGGAAACAATCACATCAGATTATGTATTTGTTAGAGTAAGAAACAGTGAATTTAATTATTCAACAAACCCTTCAATCATATCAGGTTCAGGACAATTAAGATATGATGTACTTGTAAATTCACCACAAGCATATATTACAACAGTAGGTTTATATAATGATAATAACGACCTACTAGGAGTTGCTAAATTATCAAAACCATTATTAAAAGATTTTACAAAAGAAGCGTTAGTAAGAATCAAGCTTGATTATTAATGAATGGGTGCTTACAAAAAACTAAACAAACAAGATGCTTATATAACTACCTATACTGCCCACAAGAATTGGGTAGTATCAGGTAGTCAATTTGGTAGTTATAATATTCAAATACTATCAGGATCTTCCACAGATAATTTATCAAGTAGTTTAGCTCAATTATATTATCCATTAAAAGAATCGGGAAGTATAGTTTCACATTCATACGATTACTATACAGACACTACATTAACAAACCCGAATCTTAGAAACTTCAACCCTTCTCCTTTTGTTATCTCTATTCCTAGATCAATGACAGGGGTAGAACTGAAACCTGGAGCACAGTTAAGCTTCTACTTAACTAATGTACAGCAATCAAGATACGTAACAACAAATTACTGGGCTAGCGGATATACAAATGATCCATCGATAATAAATAATGTTGATATATTAGGATTAGTTGATGACGGTGAAGGAGGTTTATACCAGAGTGGAAGTAACCCAGTAAGATATGTAGGAGATATCATTTACCCGCACGGTATAATTATTATCACAGATCCAGATTATGTTGAGCAATTACAAATTATGTGGAATCCGATAATAGATTTACCAGGGTCTGAAGAAGTGATCTTATCTGGTAGGCCGGAACCACTTCCAAATCAATATAATAGTAACAACTTAGTATTATCTTGGCAATCAAGTCACCCAATATTTACACATAACTACCACTGTAAAGTAAGAGAATCTGAATTTAACTATACCTACAATCAAACTGCATTAAGCGGGTCTTTAGGTACAGTATATGACAGCAACCAGGAAATTTATTCAACCTCAGGAAGTATAAACAAAGGAGATAGAAATGATAACATAACAGGAAGTGCATTTCAACCATATATTACAACAGTAGGTTTATATAATGATGCAAATGAATTAATTGCAGTAGGAAAAATGTCACAACCGGTACCAAAATCTGCAAATACAGAAATGACAATAATCGTAAAAATAGATATATAATGGCAATTACATTAAGAACCGACTCAGGTTCAGCATTAACATTCACACAGGTAGATACGAATTTTACTTCGTTTTTTTACTCAGCTTCCCAATCAGGAAACACAGTGACTTTCTTTAGAACAGGGAGTACAGGGTTAGGTATAGCAAGAACAAGCTCTTCATTTAACCTGGTAGCAGATACATTTTGGACTGCATCAAGTAACGGGATAACTAGATTTAGTACAGTAACAGTAACAGGCTCATTAATACAAGGATCACCAGGAAACTCAGCTACCGGATTATACTCTCATGCAGAAGGAGTTACTACATCAGCAACAAAAACAGGTTCACATGCTGAAGGATTAAGTACTCAAGCATTCGGTAATTATTCTCACGCAGAAGGTTACTTAGCAGCAGCAACAGGATTATATTCACATGCAGAGGGTATAAGTAATACTGCAGCTGGAACAGGCTCACATGCCGAAGGAAATACAACAACAGCAAACGGCGATGCTTCACATGCAGAAGGTCTAGGAACAACAGCAACAGGAGAAGCATCACACGCAGAAGGATCAGGTACTATAGCAAATGGAGACTATTCCCACGCCGAAGGCCAAGGTACAAGTACATCAGGATCTTATTCTCATGCAGAAGGTACCAGTACATACACAGAAGGACTTTATTCACATGCTGAAGGAAATCAAACTCAAGCAATAGGAGAAATTTCACATGCTGAAGGAGATAATACTCAGGCAATAGGTTTTGGTTCTCACGCAGAAGGGCAAGGTGGGCAAGCAATAGGTACCTACTCACATACAGAAGGAGAAAGTACCATAGCAAGAGGGTTTGCCTCTCACGCAGAAGGATTCGGTACACAAGCATCTGGATCACATTCACACGCTGAAGGATCTAACACAGTAGCTTTTGGATTATTTTCACATGCTGAAGGAAGTAACACAATAGCAAGAGGTATTATATCACACGCAGAAGGATCAGGATCTCTTGCATTAGGTACAGGTTCACATGCTGAAGGACTATTTACATCAGCATCAGGAGATTTCTCACATACTGCAGGATTTCAAACAGTAGCATCAGGGTACGGAGCTAATGCTGAAGGATACGGTACAGTAGCGTCAGGTACAACATCTCATGCAGAAGGAACATTTACATCAGCATCAGGATATGCAGCACATTCAGAAGGATCCCAGACAGTAGCTCAAGGAAACTATTCACATGCAGAAGGTCAATTCGCAAGATCACAAGGAAACTGGTCTCATGCAGAAGGATTAAGGACAGTAGCATCAGGAAGTCACTCACATGCTGAAGGAAACGCAACATCAGCTTCCGGTGTATATTCTCACGCTGAAGGATTTGAAACGCAAGCGATAGGACAGTATTCACATGCTGAAGGTCAACAAACTCAAGCAATAGGAGATTATTCACATGCAGAAGGATTAAGGACAGTAGCATCTGGTTCACATCAACATGTTCAAGGTCAGCACAATATTTCATCCTCAGCTCAATCTGCTTTTATAATAGGTAATGGTATATCAAATGCTTCAAGAAGTAACTTAGTATTCGCTTCAGGAAGTACTTTCCAAGTAACAGGTTCACATAATGTATCAGGATCAGTATATATAACAAATGATCTATATATGCAAGGAAACAAGATGTATAACTACGGAGCATTCTATCATACAGGATCTGACACCTTAACATCAGGTACACCGTTTACACAATCATTTTCATCAACGTTTGAAGCATCTGGAGTAAGTGTTGCTGGAGCATCTAATACACGAATCACAGTAGCAAACTCAGGAACGTATAACGTAGGATTTTCAATACAAGTACAACAAACAACAGCAGATAGAGAGTTAGATATATGGTTTAAGAAAAATGGTACAGCAATACCAAATTCAAATACAAAAGGATCAACAAGAAATGGAGATTATCAAGTGTTTGCATGGAATTTTGTTACAACACTAGCTGCAGGAGATTACGTAGAATTGCTATACCAAAGCAATGGTTCAAACACAACAGTACCGTACATAGCAGGATCAGGACAAGTACCGGCAACACCATCAGCAATAATAACAGTAGCACAAGTAAGATAGCAAACATATGTGGTTATATAAAGGAAGCGAAATAAACCAACTTACAGATATGCCCGAACCTCAACCGTTCGGGTTTATCTATGAGGTAACACATATACCAACCGGTAGAAAGTACTTAGGTAAAAAGCAGTTAATATCTATTCAAAATAAACCGCTAGGCAAAAAAGAACTAGCTTTATTAACAGATAAAAGAGCAAGTAAAAAGAAACAGGTAATAAAAGAATCAGATTGGAAAACATATTACGGATCCAATCCAGAAATAAAACAGTTAATAAAAGAAGGAAAGCAGTCGGAATTCTCAAGAGAAATTCTTATCTTTGTACCTACAAAGAAACTGCTAACTTATTACGAGAATAAATTCCTATTTATTAACGAAGTAATTGAACCGCATACAAACTATATAAATGACAATATAGAGGGTAGGTACTTTAAAAAAGATTTCTTATGATAAAATTACAAGAGATAGTTGGACTACCAACGCTACAATACCACTTAGAAAACAAACTGACGTTATCTGAGTGTATCTACAGGTATTCCTCAGACTCGTTTGTGCAATTGTTTGCTGAAGCAAGACAAGCTCTTAGAGACGGTAAAATTGAACTAAACGAACAAGACGAAAAGCTACTAAGAGAAACCGATATAGGTGAGTACGGAATATTTGAAGGAAAAAAAGTTCCATTAGATCTTCCAATGGTTGATGAGGAATTAGACGAAGCAGAATATAAAGGAAAGGATGTTGCTCTAAACAAACCAAAAAGAGGAGGTCCTAAAAAGTTCTTTGTATATGTCAAAAACCCAAAGACAGGTAATGTAAAAAAAGTAAACTTTGGAGACTCAGGAAACCTAACAGTAAAGATAAAGGAACCAGGAGCAAGAGCTGCGTTTGCTGCTCGTCACCAATGTGCTAAAAAGAAAGATAAAACAAGTCCAGGATACTGGTCATGTAATATAGGAAGATATTGGAAATCATTAGGAGGAAGTAAAAACTTCTCAGGATATTGGTAAAATAAACAAATATAAAATGGATATAACACAACAAATTTTAAAACCACAAACTCTATCAGGAGAAGTAATTGCTTTATTGACTGAGAGAATAGGAGATGAGTATACAGCTCACTACTTCTATAGAAATGCATCAAACTGGTGTGAGGAAAAAGCATACTTAAAAGCAGCAGCATTCTTTGCAAAAGAAGCAGCTAATGAATTAGAACATGCTGAAAAAGTACAAAAGTATTTAGTAGATTGGAATGTACTTCCAACCATCCCTGCAGTTAATATGCAATTTACTTTTAATTCATTAATTGATATTGTAAATAAAGCATACCAATTAGAGTATAATTTATTCTTACAATACAATGCAAACTCAGCAGAGATATTCCCAGGAGATATTGCTACTTTTGATTTCTTACAAGAATTAAGAATTGGACAAACACAATCTGTAGCAGAATATGCAACTCTATTAAATGGAGCAGAATTGGTTAATATTGATAATAAATTAGACGTTCTTTATTACGAAAATCAATACTTTGGGTAGTGACTGAACAAGTTAACCCTTATGTTCAAAGAAGGGAAAACAACTTAATTGTAAGAACATTCTCACAAGATATTGATGAGGATGAATTGGTTTGGCATAGAGATGAGAAGGATAGGGAAGTAACAGTTCTTCAAGAAACAGATTGGCAATTTCAGTTTGATAATGAACTACCGCAGTTACTAAAAGATGTAATATTTATACCAAAGAATACCTATCATAGGGTAATAAAAGGAACAGGGGAGTTAAATTTACAAATACTAGAATTCTAATGGACGGAGGGCCAATAGCAAATTATTTAATACCAAGTATCTTGATATTTGGCACAATAATATTTATAATAGAATTAAAAAAGAAACAATGAAAAGATCACAATTAGTACAAATTATCAAAGAAGAAATAAGAGGATACTCAAAATATGCTCCAGGAGGAGTAACTAAAGGAGGTACATCTAAGGAGTTTATGGATATCCTAACTACAATTGCAAAAGAACGTCCTGAGGAAGATGAAAAGTATCAAGGAGATCCAGAAAGAGGAAATAAAATTCTAGACAAAGCTAATCCACAAAATGTAGCTAGAATTACAAAAGGTGATAAACCTATATACGAAGAAGAGGAAAGACAGTATGCTAAGCAAGATGTTATTTGGTACTTAGATAGATTAGACCCTGACACACAAGTAACAATTCCAAATATAAACCCGGGTGGATTCTCACGAGATGTAGGATGGAGAACTACAGCTGCAAAAGCTAAAGATGCATTAAGTACAGTAAAGTTTGATGGAAAATTTAAGCTATTTCAAGATTATCCTACTTATAAACACTTTACTTTAATACAATCCCCAGAAGAATTAGAGAGAAGAAGTAAATTCATGCGAGACTTTGGAGGACTAGATTAATGAAAATACTACCAATAATAAAAGAAATACTCTCACCATCTCAAGAATATCATAATGCAGTTGAATCGATAAAGCAGCAAGGAGGTAAATTCTTAGGATCAGGTGATTATGGAGCAGCTTTTTTATTAGGAGATAAAGTAGTAAAAGTTACAACTGACGGAGAAGAGATTGAAGATGCAAAGCAAATCAAACAAGTGAGAACAAAATACTTTGTCTATATTTATGATGTACAAGAAATCAATCCAAAACTGGCAATAATAACAATGGAGAATTTAGAACCATATACTGCTTCTCCCGACACTGTACCGATTGATGATATTTATGATGAAGCAGAAACATTAGGAATATATCCAGACTTAGAAGGACCAGGAGGTTCAGTTAAAATGGACAATGTAATGCAAGATAGAGCAGGTAAAGTAAAAATAATAGACGTATAATGGCAAAAGGTAAACATAGTTCTCCACAGAGAACAGATCATAAGAAGAGGAGAAAATCAACACTAAAAATATTAAAGTTACTTAAACAGAATGATTTAGTGCTAAAGAATTTATAGAAGGCTTGTTTTTACAAGCCTTTTTTCATATATTATGAGTATGGAAAGTCCTATACTACTTGGTTATTTAGAAAATATCTTAGGTAAATCCCACAAAAAAGCTAGGGAGAATTACGCATTTACCTGTCCTAAATGTAATCATAAAAAGCCAAAACTAGAGGTAAATTTACATACAAATGAGAGAGGAGAAAATACCTTTGCTTGTTGGGTATGTGGATTTAAAGGTAAGACAATCAAATCTTTACTAAAACAATTACAAGTTCCTGCTGAACAAGCTTATGAAATTCTACGCTATGTTAGAAAAGGAGATGAGATAGGATACAAGGTAGATAATGTAGTTGAATTACCTAAAGAATTCAAACCAATCTACTCAGCATCACATACATCGGTTATAGCAAATAAAGTTAGAAGCTATTTATATCAAAGAGGGTTTACAGATAGGGATTTCCTAAAATATAACATAGGGTATTGTACTTCTGGGGATTATGAAGGGAGAATAATAGTACCTTCTTATAACGAATCCGGCCAATTAAACTTCTTTGTAGGAAGAACATATGAGAATGCTTTCAATAAGTACAGAAATCCTGAATCATCAAAAGACATTATAGGCTTCGAGAATCTAATCAATTGGGACAGACCAATTGTATTAGTAGAAGGTGTGTTTGATGCTATAGCAGTAAAAAGGAATGCAGTTCCAATATTAGGAAAATCACTATCAAAGTCATTACTAAAGAAAATAGTCGATAGTAGGGTGGAAGATATTTATATAGCACTTGATAAAGATGCTTTTAAAAGAGCGTTAGAGTACACAGAAAGGTTTTTGAACATGGGTAAAAGGGTCTACCTAGTAGATATGGAAGACAAAGATCCAAGTGAGATGGGATTTAAAAATTTCACTCATTATGTACAACAGGCTGAAGAAATGGACTTAGGAAAACTTCTTCGCTATAAACTATCATAATATGATACAAAAAGGAGCAAACATCCTAACAGAGCATGCAAAAAAAAGACTGGATTTTAAACCAGAATTAAAACAAATCAACTTCTTAGATAGAAGAGTTTACCAAAGATCAGAAGGAGTATACTATCCTTCAGTTACATCAATATTACAATTCGTACCAAAGAACAGATTCTTTGAATCTTGGTTAAAAGACGTAGGACATAATGCCGATATCATTATGAGAAGAGCCGGAGACGAAGGTACACAAGTTCATAATGCAATTGAAGATCTTCTAGAAGGAAAAGAGGTTAATTGGATGGATGATTACGGCAATGCAAGATATAACGAACTTGTATGGGGAATGATTATTAAATTCCAGCAATTCTGGTTACAGGCAAAACCCGAACTAATATTTGCAGAAGAATTTACTTATTCAGATGAACATAAATATGCTGGAACAGCAGACTGTGTTTGTAAAATAAATGGAGAAACTTGGTTAATTGATTTTAAAACATCAAATTCATTACATAAATCCTATGAACTACAATTAGCAGCTTATGCTAAATCAATTGAAGAAGCAAAAGGAATTAAAATAGATAGAACAGGTATCCTTTGGTTGAAAGCATCTACAAGAGGGGAAGATAAAGCAGGTAAGAAATTCCAAGGAAAAGGATGGGAATTAAAAGTCGTAGATAAGATAGAAGAGAATTTTGAATTATTCAAATTGATCTATAGATTATACGAAATGGAAAACCCAACAACAGAACCAATCTTCAGCTCATACCCAACTACTATTAAACTTTAATACTATTTATTTAATATAATTGTTGGATATTTAGAATAATATTCTTATATTTAGGTAAATAAAAAAGTATGGGAGGAAATGTATTTGGAAATACGGCATCAATAAAGAAAGAGGATATAAAATCTACTCTAAAGGAATTTATAAGGCAATTTAAAACTCTATTTCCTAAAGCAGAACCACATTTTTCAACAATGAAAACATTAGGATCTGTAGGGAAAAAAGATGTATCAGGAGATATAGATCTTGCTTTAGCAGGATCTTCTTTTGACGATGTTGATGACTGGGGATTAGATAGAGATCATATCATGAAGTTGTTTCAAGGATTCAAGAAAAGAGCTAGAACTTCAACCGATGATCAGTTAATGAAAAGAGCAGTGGTAGTTGCTGTTGCACAAAAAATTAACGATGCAAATACAGAGATAATAGCTGATATAAAAGGATCAGGAGCAGGTACTCTATTCCTTTTATTTCCTCAATATACTCCATCTAGAGAAACAGTAGGAGATAATGTACAAATTGATATAAACATCGGTGATGTAGATTGGCTAGAATTTGCTTACTACTCAGCAACTTACCAAGGAAATGTAAAAGGACTACATAGAACACAACTACTTGTATCACTATTCTCACATAAAGGGTATACATTCTCTCATAACTATGGAGTAAAGAGTAAAGAAACTCAAGAGATAGTAGCAAATACACCGGATCAAGCAATTGCTCTGTTGAATAAACTATACGGAACTAATCTAGATAGAGACACATTATCAGATTACTTTAAGTTGATTGATGCATTAAAAAATGAATTATCTGAACAAGACCTTCATGCAGTATATGATACTTATTTGAAGATATTAGATTCAACCAGAGCAGATATCCCGGAAGATCTACAACAATATTGGATAGATAATCAAGATAGATTGCAACTAAAAGGTAAATTCCTTCCAGACGAATCTAAATTAATACCATATAAAATAGCATAATATGACTGGAATCTATAAAATAACAAATCCAAAAGGAAGAGTATATATAGGTCAAGCTGTAGATATCGAAAAGAGATTGAGAGATTATCAAAAAGCGAAATGCAGTAGCCAGAGAAGGTTATATAACTCTTTTGTAAAGTATGGCACAGATAACCATATTTTTGAGATAGTTGAACAGTGTAATATTGAGTTACTCAATGAACGTGAAAGATATTGGCAGGAGTACTACGATGTACTATCTAGGCAAGGTTTAAATTGTAAACTAACAACCACAGCTGATAAATCAGGAGTACATTGTGAAGAAACAAAAAAAAGACAATCCAAGGCAAATATAGGAAAAATAATCTCAGAAGAAATAAGGTTAAAAATAAAAAATACACTAAAAGGAAGAATACCGGTAAATAAGGGAACTAAAGGACTATACACACAAACAGAAGAGTCAAATACTAAAAGATCCATATCAGGAAAGCAAAGTAGCACGGTTTCAAAAAAAATAATACAGTATACAAAGAAAGGGCATCCAATCAAAGAATGGAGTAGTGCAAGAGAAGCAGGATTATACTTCAGCAAATACTCAGGATCTGCAATTATAGAGTGTTGTAAAGGAAAAAGGAAAAGTATTTATGGGTTTATTTTTAAATATAAAACAGAAGTAGAATGAGTGGTGTTGCAGGGGGTACCCGTATACAAAAAGCAGATGTACAAGCTACATTCAATAAGTACGTAGACCAGGTACTAAAAACGATTCCTGGATTTAAAAAAGCTTCTCTTTCCGGATCTGTAAAAGCAGGTTCAAAAGCAGATTATGGTGATTTAGATTTAGTAATATGGTTTGAAGGAGATGATAAAAGGGAGGTAAAGCAGAGAATTATTGATGCAATAAGTAAACTACCTTCCGATGTTATTGTCCCTTTTAAATCAGAAAAATATACCGGAAAAAAGTACTATAACTCAGGAGAACTTATTTCTGTACTTTTTCCTATAGAAGGGAAACAAGATGAATATATTCAAGTAGATAATATTATTGCTCTTACTGAAGAAGAACACACCTTTAAAGAATCATTCCTAGATCTTCCAGCTGAAAAACAGGGATTGTTAATTGGATTAGCAAAGGTAATATTAATAGAGCAAAATCCTGAGGAAGTATTCCGAAGAATGGGCATTACAAATGTACCTGAATTAGCAAAAGATGAAGAATTTGAGTTTAATCTATCATCAGTAAAACTTACTTTAAGAAAAGTTAAATTAGATAATTTTAAAGAAGTAGCTAGAGAAGATATCTGGAGTTCAGCAAATTGGGGTCAAATAAAGATACTATTTAAAGGATTTAACATAGATGGCTCTTTTGAGGATCTATTAGATGATATTGCAAGAAAATTAACTAATCCAAGATCAAAAAATAGAATAGCAGGTACCTTTAAAAGTATGATCTCTGTTAAATCAGGAGAGGTAGGAACACCGAAAGGAAAAGATAAAGAAGCTGCACTTGAAAAAGTAGCACAAACTCTATCTGAAGCATTAGATGAGCAATCAAATACAGTGGCGTTATATGCTGGAGGATTTAAACCACCCCATAAAGCACATTACGAAAACGCTAAACTATTATCTCAAAATACAGATAAATTAGTTATCTTTATAGGACCAAAAGTAAGAGAAGGGGTAGAAATTACTGCACAGCAATCTAAAGCCATTTGGGAAATTTATGCAAAATACCTAGCAACTCCAGTGGAAATACAGATAAGCCAGGTAACTCCTATTAAGGATACATACGATTGGGTTGATCAAAATCAAGATAAAGTAGATAAGATCATTACAGGAACAGTAGCTGATGAGAGAGGTAAATTTAACTATTTTACAAAAAACAAAGACAAATATCCTAAAGTAGACTTAATTGACCTACCTGTTATTGTAGCAAAAGAAGATGGTAAATTTTCAGCAACTGAGATAAGAAGGTCGGAAGAATACCTATTATCAGGAAAATGGATACCATCTGTTATATCAAAAGAAGATAAACAAACAATAATAAATATAGTGACTCCAAAATCAATAGAAGATAAAATGTCGGATAGTATAGAAGAATTATTTAATAACTTCTTCCCAAAAAAAGTAGTAAAAGAAGGATCTTCAGGAACTCCAATAGCAGCATCATCTGCAATTCCTTCTGCCGATAGAGCAGAATTAAACAAGCTATATGATGACCTAAAACAGTATGTACCTGATGAAAGATTTAAAATAGACTTCCAGCAAGATAGAATTGTAATTACTAATAGGATAGAGAATCCGATAAGTTTTGACTATACACCATTTCAAGGGAAATTAACAGAGAATGAAGAAAGTGACTTTGATTTTACGCCATATATAGGTTCAATATTAGAATATATGCTTGATCAAAAGATGAAGATAACACCTCTTCCTGATATCAAAATCAAGAAAGATCCACAACAAGCAGGTACGTTCTTTGGAAGGACAGCATACTACAGTCCAGACAGTAGAGAAATTGTTTTGTACACTTTAGGTAGACATCCAAAAGATGTAGGTAGATCATTTACACATGAGATGATACATCACATGCAAAATCTAGAAGGTAGATTGGGTAACATACAAACAACAAATACTAACGAAGATTCACATCTACAAGAAATAGAAGACGAGGCATACTTGCAAGGGAACAGAATATTTAGAAATTGGGAAGATAAGCAAAAGAATGGATAAACAGGTTATAGAAAGTTTAGCAGAAGTATACATAAATAAGATACAGGAACATTATGGCATGAGTAAACATCATGCCACCTTCCCCTATATATACGTCGAAAATAGTCCGTATAGTGACGCAGAACATAAGACCTTAAAGGGAGAATTCTGCCATATGGAAAATGATATTACAATCTATTGGAAGAATATAAAAACAGAAGAAGACCTGATAAGAACATTAGTTCATGAATATCAACATTACCTACAATCTCCAGCTTGGATGACAAGATTCTACAGACAAGGACATAGTTATGAAAGTCATCCTTACGAAATACAAGCAAGAGAAGAAGAAGAAAACTGGAATAAATTTAAAATAAACAGGTTATGATAAAATCATTAAAAGAGTTATTACTCACAGAAGAAGATTACTATCCAAAATATCAAATCTATTGTGATATGGATGGGGTATTAACAAATTTTGAAAAGAGATTTGTTGATGAACTAAGAAGAGAAGGTCCTAAATACTACTCAAAAGAAGTAATAAGTCAAGTAACAAGGCCAAAGCATTTTGAAAAACTAGAAGGAGAAACAGAATTTTGGCGTTTTATAGATGAATTAGGTCCTGATTTCTGGGCAGGAATGGAATGGATGCAAAATGGAAGAGCATTATGGTCTTTTATAGAACCATACAATCCAATAATACTTACTTCTCCTTCAAAACACAATGCTTCAAGATTAGGAAAAAGACTTTGGGTAAAAGAACACCTAGTTCCTGCACCGCCTGTAGAATTTAGATTTGGAGAAGCTAAGTCGGATTTTGCAAATGAAAATGCTATATTAATAGATGATAAGCCTTCCAACCTATCTGCATTTGCAGGTAAGGGAGGAATTGCATTAGAGGTAAAAGACGGAGAAATCCAATCAGTTATAAACAAACTAAAAGAGTTAGGTTATGGGCGAGAGCTTACTTAAGAAAGAATTCAAATCAAAAGACGTAGAAAGAGTTAGGAATCTAGTAAAGAAAGATTTCTCAGCAAAAACAACAACCGGAGTAGGATACGAAAAGCAATATGAAATCCATAACGAAGGAGATATATGGGAGGAAAGCGGACGTACCTGGACAATCAAAGATGGAATCAAGCAAAATATAACAAAACTGGATGCAGCTAAAAAAGCCATGCAAATGCCTTTGAAATGCCCTAAATGCGGAGGTCCTATGAAGCATTGGCTTGCTCAAAAAATGTATAAGGTACATGGATTTTGTTTTGATCCTTGTACTGTAGAATATGAAGCTACTTTACGAAAAGCAGGTCTTTATGAACAATACGAAAAGTCTATGATTAGAGGTGGAGTAAAGGCGTTCTTACAGGATATAGAAGAATACTATTTGGAGCAAATAAATCAAACAGATACTTTTGTAACTGAACAAGGAGATGTAGAAGATTGGTCTAATAATAACACAAAAGTTAAAGAAGAAGTACTGAAGAATTTGCAAGACTTTCTTACACATGCTAAAAAGCATTTAGAATAATAAGCCTATTTATTGTAAAAAGTAAAAATGGCAAAAGTAAAATCTTCTTCATCAGCGACTACAAAGGTAGAAAAACCAAAAGTAAAAAGACCAGGAGTTCACTCAAAAGCAAAAACCTCTAGTTTAAAAAGTTCAAAAAATTATAAGAAGCTGTACCGTGGCCAAGGTAAGTAAAACATATTTAACTGAACTGATCAGAGAAGTACTATCTGAAAAAAAAGCAGATAGATGCCTTCGTATTGCTAGGCAGAGATATGATAAACCCTCCGCATACAGGTCAGGAGCTATTGTTAGATGCCGTCAAGGAGAGATCTGGAAAGATCTAAAAGAAATAATCCAAGAAGTATTACAAGAAGACGAATCACTTCACAAATGGTTTTCAAGAAAAGGAGCAGAAGGTAAATCTAAAGGATGGGTTGATTGTAATGCACCTGACGGAAAAGGAGGATATAAATCCTGCGGAAGACAAGAAGGAGAAAAGAGATCAAAATACCCAGCATGCAGACCAACACCGGGACAATGTAAAACAAAGGGAAAAGGTAAGACTTGGGGTAAAACAAAATAATATGAAACTACTACAATTATTAAGAGAAGCAAAAGAAGCTTTAGAAGATTTTGCTAAAACAAGAGGAGAAGGTGCTGCAAAAATAGCATCAAATGCTAAAGAAAAAGGAGGCCTTGCTTTATTGACCTGGCATCACTTTAAGGTAAAAGCTCCCTACTATAAAAAAGCTTCTGAAGGAAAGCTTGACATGGAACAAGCAAAGAAAGAATACGAAGAAACTTATAACAAAATATCTCTTTATATGTCTCAGATCGAATTCCAAAGAGAGGTAGGAAGATTGGAGGTACTTGGAGAATTATTAATAAAGAATAAATAATGTCAACACTAAATACATCAATACCTCATTTCTATGCTAAGATGAGAACAGAACATCTCTATCAGCATGACGGGAGAGAAGGTATGCAAGATATAATAGTGTTTGGAGTACAATCTGTAGGAGGTAGGGCACTTACTTTTCATACAATGACAGATGAAGGAGCTGTTAGATCAAGAGTTCCAATTCATATGCTTGCTTGGAAAGATGATGCACCTAAAATGGCTTTAGATCATTTACAATTATGGGATTGTTTTGGATATGATGTATCATGTACAGTATATGATTACTTATTGCAATCAAGAGTAAAAGTTATATTTAAAGATGGTAGTAATGAATGGGGTAACTATTTAATGACTTTTGATTGGTACAACAATCCATATTCAAACGAACCTACCCAATATAAAGCAGCTCATTTAATTAAATTAGATAACGGTAACTTCTCACTACAGCCCAATAATAGGTTAATGTGGAGAGATATGTCGTTTGTTACTCAACCCTTCCCTGAAAAACCAGATTGGATGGTTGATGATAAGGAATGGTTTTGCGAGGCAGTATCAGATAGGTGGACTATTGAAAAAGGTAATGAGAATATTTACTATTATAATTTAGAAAATGAATCAACCCCAGCTAAGAAAGATAATAAGAGAGGTACTTGAAGAAAGTAAGCATGATCCGGTTAAGCCAGGAATATTGAAAGATAGGCTTGGTAAATTATCATGTTCAAAAGTGAGAGCTGAAAAAGCAAAGTTAAAAGATAAGGGTACTCATTATGCAAAAGCATTACAGAGGTACTTAAACTACCATTGTCAATAAAAAAAATCTCTATTTATTTGTATAATAGAGAAATAATTACTATATTTTAGACTAAACAATGAAGAAATTAATGCAATTACTAGAATCGGGAGAAAAAACAGCTTTTATAAATAGTAAAGCTGTACAATATACAGACGAGAAAGAATTACAAGACCTAAAAGATAACCCAGATGTTAAGACAATATCAACAGCTCAAGGTAAAAGAATAAAGGAAGAAGCTGGAAGAAAATATACTGCAGAAGAATCCCAAGCAGTTGGTAAAACTGTAGGTAAATCTTTACTTAAAGTATTAAGAGGACAAGGAGATGAAGTAGTTGATATAAGACTTACAGGAGTAGGACTTAATAAATTCGGAATCAAAGTAAAATACGGTAATGACAAAGGTAAAGATACTTTTAGATTTACTTTAAATCCAGATACAGAAGATATTACTTTAGATCTAGGAAGAGGTAATCATGAACAACTTGTTGACTTTGTGATAACACAAGGAAACACCGTATCTCTCCCTACTCCGGAATTAGAAGATAAACTAAGTGATGCTATGAAGAAATATACGTCAGAACCAACAGATGCTGAGTATGATCAAATGGCTGCAATGGAACCTGAATTAGATCCATCACAGATAAACAAATATATTTCAGAAGGAGTATTAGAAGAAAGAACTTTTACTATAAATGGATTAGGTAACTTTGAATTTGCAGGAATGAAAGATGACTTAGTCATGGGATCTCAAAACAATGGACCTGTTAGAAGTTTTAAAAGAGAAAGAGTTTTACAAGACAATCCAAATTTCTTTGATAGACAACCAAGAGAGAGAAAACCACAAGGAGTTCGTCCTTATACAGAAGCACAATATTGGAAAATATTACAAGGAGCAATCGATGATGCTGGTAGTACAGAATTTGCATATGATATAGCAGAATCCATGATATTAGATCCTCAGATTTTAGCTAGACTTGCAAAAGAGTATCCTGGAGAATCAGCTAGAAAATTACAGCAAAGACTTCAATGGGATTTAGAGGCATGTGATGCTCCTGATGATGACTATGAAGATGAAGTAGATGAAACAACAAAACACGTAGGAGGTAAATACGTAAATTATCCAGAAAAAGGAGGGAAAAGATTAGGTACTTTTAATACTAAATCAGCAGCCCAAAAACAATTAACAGCTATTGAAATCAGTAAACATAAAAACGAAGCTCTTGACCCAGTTGGAAAAGAAGATGACGATATTAACAACGACGGAAAAGTGGATTCAACAGATAAATACTTAACAAAAAGAAGAGAAACTATCTCACAAAATATAGATGAAGTAACAAACCCAGAACTTACAAAATATGTAAATAGATTTGTAGGTGGATTAGCAAAAATGTATGATTATTCAACCCAGGATGCAGTATATGCAATAATGGGAGTATTGAGATCACAAGGATGGAAAGGGTTAAACGAGGATCTAGACTTAGGTCATGAAGATGATGAGCCAGGAATGTTATTAGGAGATATCTACGGTATAATGCAATCAGCAAAAAGTCTATACGAATTAGTAGCACAGTTTGAAGGACAACAAGAAGTAGATTTTCCACATTGGTGGCAAGCAAAAATTGTCAATGCAAAAGCAAACTTATCTGCAGCAAGACAGTATTTAGATTATGAAGTAAACAAACCACAAACACAGGTAGTAGTTGCACACTTAGGAGAGGCAAAAGGTACTTGTTGTCATAAATGCGGACACGTTCATGTAAAAGGAACTGCACACCCAACACCGTATCTAACAGGTCAAAAAAATTGTAAATTTAGAGACTAATGAAAAGATCAGAACTAAAAGATATAATAGTAGAAGCGTATGTGGAACTATTAAGAGAAACACCAGAAGTACCTGCACTAAAAACATCTACTCAGATAATACTAGGTAAATTTCCTACATTGAAGAAATCCTTAGTTAGATTAATGACTCATGAATTTGACGAATTTATAGAGGATGTAAAATGGGTAGCTCCTAAACCAACTACCTTTACCGTAGTATTAAAGAATGGACAGACATTCAATATGAAATGGCAAGGAAAAGATTTTGATGCAAATATTGAAGGAAAGAATTATTACCTAGGAACAGTATCAACATACCAACAAGCGATAGATTCACTAAATAGAATTCTAATTAACGGACCAATCTCTCAAGGAGAAGAACCAGGAGCAGATCAATTCGGAGGAGAAGCACCTGGAGCTGAACCAGCAGCTGGAGACGGTGGTGGAGGAGAATCTCCAGGAGCAGAAACAGCACCGGAAGAAAATCCAGCAGCAGGAGCTGAATTTGGAGGTGGAGAAGAAGAAGCAGGAGGAGGACCTGAAGAAGAAACCCCAACATCATTATAAAAATAGTAAATAGAAATAGGTTATGGAACAGCAAAGTACACGAGATGTGCAAAAATTAGTGAATGCTTTTAATGAGGTAAAAGAGGAATACTGTAGATACTTAACAGTATTTAATTACTTTGATCCAAACTCCCTAGGTACTATATCAGAGGTACTACTAGCAAAGTTATTAAACAATGTAGAGGGGATAAAAGCAACACATACAGGAGGAAGCCAGGGATTAACAGACTTAGTTGTAGATGGGCATAGTATAAGTCTAAAAACAACAGACGGTAAAATACATATAGGATTAGGTAGCGATAAGAACCTAATAGATACTGCAGAACTGCAAAAAGTACTACAGTATATAAAACACAATCAAGAAATCTTTAAAAGTAATACAATAAAGGAGCTTGAGGATGTAATAGCAGATAGTATTAAGCTTATAATAGCAGCAAGAATTGAAGCTACCATAAAAAAACTAGTGGGAGAGAGTGGAGAAGAGTTTTTTGTATGGATAGAAAAAATCTACGATAATAAAAAAATACTAAGTGATATAGTTATACATATTGTAAAATTTAATAGGGAACAACTACAACAGGTATTTAATAATGCAAAGATTCACGCAACTCCAAAAGCATGGGGGATTGTAGGAGCAAATAGTGAAATGGTAGTTAAATCAGATATATCGGGAAAGATCTTAAACGTAACAGGTACATTTATTAAACAATATTCACAGGATACTAATATTAAGATAACATTAGAGAAGTCAGAGGACCTTGAACATGGAGAATTACAGGAAAGTATAACAAGAGAGTTATTTATCTCCTTAGATAATATCTACAGACAATGTATTAGTGGAGAATGAAAATACAATACTATTTATAAACAAAAATATAAAACACAATGGCAGATAATTTTAACTTAAGAGAATTCTTAACAGAGAATAAACTTACTAAAAACGCACAACTATTAAAAGAAAACTGGCAAGTAACATTAGACAGTAGACCAGTAGATGTAAGATCAATCGAGGTAGACGGAATAGATCCAGCAGACAGACCAGATTTCTCAGATGCATATATTACTTATGCAGAATTTGAAGATGGAACTCCACTATCGGAAGATGAATTAATGAGATTAGAAGACGAAAATTACGGGATAGTAAATGACCTAATTCACGATAGACAACTGGATATGGATGAAGCTAAAAAAGAAACTATGGAAGAAGTTGAAGAAGCTTATCAACCAAAATCAAAACTAGAACAAGTAATTCAAGCAGCTTGGGCAGAAAAAGATATAAATAAAGCCAAGCAACTAGTAATAGATTTAATAGAACCATCTAGAATAAATTCTAAGCAACAGATATTAGATACAATTAAGGGGATAAACAATAAAGGTAGATTAGATCAATACTTAGCAAACTCTCTACTAAAATTTGAAAAACTAGGGTTAAGTGAATCAGAAGAAGTGGAAGAAGGAATGGAACCAAAAGAAACAGTAAAAGAAAATACAATGACTGAAAGAGACAAGTACTTAACTAGGTTAGTAGAAAATGCTTTAGGATTTGAAGTAACAGAAGATTACCAAGAAGAAGGATATGGTGATGATTCTGTAATCTCGAAACTAGAAAAAAGAGGAGAAGAAATTCCAGAAAGACCTACTTACTCAGAAGGAGATGAAATGGTAGAAGAAAAGCCACTTCCAAAATATGAGAACATCGAAAAACTTATGCAAGAAATTGATAAGAATACAGATGAAGCAGCTCACAAATACAAAATGGAAGAAATGAAAAGAGTTGCTGATATGTTAGAAAAAAAATGTACAGCACTTGAAGAAGGAGATGATGCAGATCATATCGATCAAAAGAAACTAAAACAAATGAAAAAAGATATCATGAGTTTAAGAAAAGGTATCGAAAAGATGGAAAAAGTAGCAGAGAAAAAATTCACTAAAAAAGAAACAAAAGCAGATTTAAAAGAAGGATTTGACTTAAGAAACTTTTTAGTAGAAAACAAACTAACTACTAGTTCTAGAATTACAGAAGAATCAGCTGAGTAATTAAATTACAGATGAAACAAGCCCACCCCAAAAAAGGTGGGTTTTTTTATATGTTGATATTTATTATATATAATTATATAATATGTCACAACAAGATTTAAAACAAATAGTAGCCCAAGAATATATTAAGTGTGCAAAAGATCCTGCATACTTTATGAGAAAATATTGCTACATACAGCATCCAAAAAGAGGTAGAATTTTATTCAACCTATATCCATTCCAAGAAGGTGTTTTGCATTTATTTAGAGATGAAAATTATATCATCACTCTAAAATCAAGGCAGTTAGGTATCTCAACTCTAGCAGCAGGATATTCACTTTGGTTAATGCTTTTCCATAAAGATAAAAACGTACTTGCATTAGCTATTACTCAAGCAACAGCTAGAAACCTTGTAACTAAAACGATTTTCATGTATGAGAATCTACCAAAATGGTTGCAACTACCTTATTCGGAAAAAAATAAATTATCATTAAGATTAAGAAACGGTTCTAAAATAACAGCTAAATCATCTAATACAGATGCTGCTCGTTCTGAAGCGGTATCATTACTTCTAATAGATGAGGCTGCTTTCATTGATAATATTGAAGAAACATATACAGCAGCACAGCAAACCCTAGCAACAGGGGGGCAATGTATGGCATTATCAACTCCAAATGGTATTGCAAACTGGTTCCATAAAACATGGGTAGATGCTGAAGCAGGAGATAATGGATTTATTCCAGTTAAATTACCTTGGACAGTACATCCGGAAAGAGATCAAACCTGGAGAGATGAACAAGATAGAAAACTAGGAGTAAGAGCAGCAGCACAGGAATGTGATTGTGACTTTTTAACTTCTGGAGATACAGTAATTGAACCGGAATTATTATCATTCTACGAAGAAACATTTGTACAGGATCCAATAGAGAAAAGAGGAGTAGATGGAAATCTATGGATATGGGAAGGAGTAGATTATCAGAAATCTTATATGATTATTGCCGATGTATCTAGAGGAGATTCTACCGATTACTCTACATTCCATATATTTGACATAGAATCATGCACACAGGTTGGAGAATATAAAGGTAAGTTATCACCTAAAGAATTTGGAAATGTATTGGTTGGAGTAGCAACAGAATTTAATGATGCACTTCTAGTAATAGAGAATGCAAATATAGGATGGTCAACAATAGAGCAGGTACTAGCTAGAGAATATAAAAACCTTTATTATTCATCAAGATCAGAAACTGAAACAGTAGAATCTTATATGGCTAAATTTGAAAGAGATAAACTAGTTCCAGGATTTACAATGTCATTAAAAACAAGGCCATTAGTAATAGCTAAGTTAACTGAATATATTAGGGAGAAATCTGTTACAATTAAATCTAAAAGAACAATGGCCGAGTTGAGGGTATTTGTTTGGAAGAATGGAAAACCACAAGCACAGATTGGATATAATGATGACCTTGTAATGCCACTAGCTGTTGCATTATATGTTAGAGATACAGCCGTTAGAATGAGACAACAAGGAATGGATTTAACAAGAGCACAAATGAATTCACTTGTAAGCTTAAACCAAAGAGAAGAGAAACCAGTTTTCAACGTTGCTCCTATGAGAAATAATCCGTATCTTATGAGAACACAGCACGGAGATGAAGATCTTAGTTGGCTATTAGGATAACTTCCTATTTATAAATAAAATATTTAACAATGGCAGAAAGAAATCTATTCTCCAATCTACAGAGATTATTCTCAACAGACATCTTAGTTAGAAACATAGGAGGAGATGAATTAAAAATAGCAGATATTAACCAGATACAAACTACTGGAAAATATCAAACAAATGCACTATTAGATAGATTCTCACGTCTATACATATACAACAATAAGAATATATTTAATCCGAATCTTAATTATCAAACATTAAGAATTCAGCTATATTCTGATTACGAAGCAATGGATTCAGATCCTTTTATTGCTTCATGTTTGGATATATTAGCAGATGAAGCTACCCTAAGAAACGAGTATAACGAGGTACTATCAATTAAATCCTCAGATGAAAATATACAGAGAGTTCTTTATAACTTATATTACGATGTATTAAATATAGAATTTAACCTATGGTCATGGGTTAGAAATATGTGTAAATATGGAGACTTCTTCTTAAAATTAGAAATCTCAGAAAAATTTGGAGTTTATAATGTACTTCCCTACACAGTTTACCATATGGTTAGGCATGAAGGAGTAGATAAAAACGACCCAACTAAAGTAACCTTTACAATTGACCCTGATGGACTTGCTTCATCAATGGATCCAAACTACATTCCAAACTCAAATAAATCAGTTATCAACTTAGATAACTACGAAGTAGCACATTTTAGATTAATTGCAGACACAAACTACCTTCCTTATGGTAGATCTTATATAGAACCAGCTAGAAAAATATACAAACAAATGACTTTAATGGAGGATGCGATGTTAATTCACCGTATTATGAGAGCTCCTGAGAAGAGAATGTTTTATATTAATGTAGGAGCTATTCCACCAAATGAGGTAGAGCAGTTCATGCAAAAGACAATTAATAGTATTAAAAAAACTCCTTATGTTGATCCTCAAACAGGTGAATATAACCTGAAATTCAATATGATGAATATGATGGAGGATTTTTATCTTCCAGTAAGAGGAGGAGATACTTCTACAAAAATTGAAACTACAAAAGGATTAGAGTATGACGGAATAAAAGACGTT